GTGCAAGTAAGCCTCGGAGGTATCTCAGATGACGAGCATATGAGTGAGAAGCCAGATGGCAATCTGGAATACGATCACTATAACTACTCGGTGGAAATCACCATCCACACAGACCGCATCGAGAACGCCGTGCCAGGTGCAGCATTCAGCCGTTACCACCGCGAGCTAGTGGCAAAGGTGCGCAACCTTCTCAGCATTTCACGGGCAGCCGAGGGTGCAAGCCTCAACGATCAGATCACGCTCTACTGGATCAACCGGCTAGTTGCCGCTGAAACCAATTACACAGCATACGACAACAGCTATGATGAAACCGTGCTGACATACGAAGGCGACTTCTCAATCTTACCAGAGGCGTGGCCCGTGTAACTTTTCAACATTGACAAACGCAAGCGGCAATGCATAAATAGAAACCGCAAAACCAACTCAAAACAAATATAGATCATGGCAATTCCATACAGCTCACAAGCAGACCAACCACTCGGTTTAGAAACCGTCACCATCAACCTCATCGCCTACGTGGTCGATGATATTAACCTTTCCGCAACAGAAAACCGAATCATCAGCCGCACCGACGCTCTTGGCGACCGCGCTGATTACATGATTCGTGAAACTGGCACACCCATCGAAGGCACGATGACATTACAACGTGCCACCGATACCACAGTTTTACCATCAGAAGGCACAGAATTTACTTATGACTTCGACCGCAGCGGCACAGCTTCCACGCTTGTCGTTCATAGCGTGAACGTAAACCGCAGCAAGGACGCATTCGACACATTCAGTGTTGGCGTTGTCCTAGTCACCTACCAGGCATAACCTATGAAAATTAAGCTATCCAAAGATCACTCCATTGCAGGCAAGATTGAGAACGCAGAGACAATCGTGGACATCCGCGAAGGCGTTGCGCTCGACCTCATAAAGCGCGGCATCGCTGAATCACTCAGCAAGCCAAAGCCGAAAGCAAAGAAGCAGGCAAAGGATAGCGAATAACAAAACTTTTTGACGTAGGTTTTCGGCCCTGCTCGCCCAAAAGCGGGCGGGGCTTTTTCTTTAAAACAATAGCATGACCATCGCAGAAGAATACCAAGCAGAGCGTGAAAGGCTAGAGCTTAATAGGCAGCTTGATTGGTCGAGTTATACAAAAGATTATACCGTTGCCGGCGAGACACTTACGCAGATGACAGTGCAGAACTGGTTTGACCTGCTCGCCATCAAGTCACCATTGCTTTACAGCAACGAGCCAACAGTGCCATCGGTTGTTGATTATGTATGGAAGAACTGCAAACGGTTCACTCACAAAAAGTGGCTGGCTCAGTGGCGTCTCTTCTGGTTGCAGCGGCGAATCATTAAAACGCTAAGAAACAAGAGCGAGGCGGCAGCAATGATTTACGTGTTAACCGAACATATCAAAGAATCTCTCGACGAATTTCCTGTTGATGCAAGCGGCTCAAGCACGGGCAAAACCAACAGGATCGCGCCAGCATCAGGCGAGGCGTCAATGATTGATGAACTGGCCACACGTTATAGCCTTCACCCAGATGACATTTTAAAGATGCCATTGCGCAAAGCATTCAGCCTACAGCGCACCATTAGACTCTCAACCATCCCAGGTTACAAACTTCTTGAAGCCGACTCTCTGCGGGCGCTCAAATCAAAATATTTAAACAGCTTAAACAATGGCAAATAGTGAAATTAAAATGAGCATGTCGCTCAACACAGCAAAAGCGACAGCAGCTCTGGGCAAGATGAAGGCAGGTATTGCTAGATTTTCTAGCAGCGCAATTAATAAGCTCGGTAGTGTTTCAAAAATGGCATCCGGTGCATTGGTTGCAGGTTTTACGGTGGCGTCCAAAGCAGCTCTGGACTACGCCAAGAATCTCGACATGTTTGCGCAGGTCTCCAATACAACATCGGAAGAATTTCAATATTTAGCGGCAGGGGCTAGAGAGGTGGGCATTGAAAACGAGAAGCTGGCAGACATTTTTAAGGACGTTAGTGACAAGATGGGTGACTTTTTGGAAACAGGAGGTGGCCCAATGGCTGATTTCTTTGAGAACATAGCACCAGCAATTGGGGTTACCGCTAAGGAGTTTGAAAATTTGTCAGGGCCTCAAATTTTACAAAAGTATTATAACGCACTTGAAAAGGCTAATTTGAGCCAAGCGGATATGATTTTTTATCTGGAGGCTATTGGCAGCGATGCTTCACGGCTGATACCAAAACTTAAAAACCTCGGAGCAGGGTTCAAGGAAGCTGGTGACAGGGCTAAAGAGATGGGCTTGATAATGGATGACTTGACCAAAGACAGCCTTAAAAAAGCCAACACAGCAATCGACGAGTTCAAGCTAAAGATGACAATCGCCGCAGGGGAAACGCTCATGGGTTTTCAGATCATGGCGAAAGCATCAAAGGATGTCGATTTTCTTAGTGGTGCAAAAGGGCTTGGCGAGTTGATTTTGGGTGTTGCCACAAGCAACGCGGAGTTAGCAAAAAGAGGAGCCAAAGATATAGAGGGTTTTTATGTTGGCATGGATCAAGCCGCAGAGAACACATACAAGGAAATGTATGGAGACGCCCAAGTGTTTGAAGCGGATTTTTCAGATATATCAAACAACGTAGAAAACAAGTGGATTGATACCACAGAATCAATAACGGAGGAAAACAGAAGGACGACCGAGGAGGGGATTAAGGAATTCAAAAAATGGTCATCTGCATTCGACAAAGTATCAGGCGAAAGAGAAAAGCGTGCAGCCAATGACATGACCGCACAAGAACAGCTAAATGCCTTAGTTAAAAAGAGAATTGCATTAGAGGAGGAGTTGGCCACGTTTAGGTCTGGGGTTGACCCGTTCTCTGCCGAAGCAATGCAGAAACAACTAGAAATTGAAAATCTGCTGACAGATGAGCAAAGGCTACAGGTTGAGGTTGGCGATGAGGCACTTGAAGCTGAGCAGGCAGCAATAGAAGCCAAGACAAACAAGCTCGACCTGGAGCTACAACTTGCCAAAGCAAGCGGTGATCCAAACAGAATCGCAGCAGCACAGAAAGAACTCGACACAGAGACTGAGATTGTGGCTCTAATGAATCAGCACAAAATCAGCAGAGATGAAGCCTCAAAAATAATAAGAGATCAAAACGCACACCTTGAAACACAGAAAGACCTAGAGCTTGAGTTGTTGAATGCACAAGCCGATGGCAACGATGCTGTAGCCAGAGAGCTTCAAATCAGAATCGACAAAGAGAACGAGGCGCTTGCTATCATGGATAAGTTTGGCATCTCCATCGAAAGGGCAAGGGTTATTGCCGGAAAGCTTGCAGGCATCAACGCAGGCCCAGACTTAAACAACAGCGGATTCGTTACGCGCAAAGAGCAGCGAGAGTTTGACAGGCAGCAGAAAGAAAGGCAGAAAGCTTTAGACAAAGGGTTAGCAGCAGAAGAGCGTGACCAGCGCGAGCGTGGTGGCAATATTCCAAACGTGACAGCAGAGAGGAACGACACTGGCACTGTGCGCGAGCGTGCTGCGGCAGATAAAGAGCTGAGAGAGCAACGCAAAGCCAACCAGCGAATCAACAGGGAGCGTGACCAAGCAAAACGCGCCGAGATGATTGAGGCTGAAAACGTCCGGCGCAATCAAGCAAGGATAAAAGAAGATGGGCAGAAAGCGCTCGACGATTGGAAGAAACAAGGTGCTGACGCTCCAATGATGTTCGACCTTGACGGCAACCCCATTGGCCCAGACGGCAAGCCCATTCTTCCAGGCGGCAAGATGGTTGGCCCAGACGGCAAGCAGCTTCCACTAGAACCAAAGAAACCAGCTAATGCGGTAGTCGATGGCCTCAAGCCAACGCTGCAAGCTATTGAGGGAGAACTAATCAAGATTGAGAGACACCTAAAATGCTAATTTAAACCATGCCAATTCCATATACACAAACCAGCATGGCCCTAGTCAGGGCTGTTGATGGCACATACATCAGTTATCCATTCGTTGATAGGGGAGATACAAACACGAAAGTTTACAACCTAGTATGCACGCAACGCGCCAGCGATTACAACGCGGCACAGATTGACCTTGACGATAACATGTCATCGGCTGCCAACGCCGGCGTGATCGAGCTACCGTCTGGGTGGGCTGATTCAAAGGCCTACTTTGTTGGAGATACTGACCACAGCCCCTTACCTGGTGGGATGCTACAATTTACCAGAACATTTGCCAACATTCCCGCTTACTCTCAAACATCAAGGGGTTCATATGGATACACTTTCCCAGGCATGGGAGGTTTTCAGGGCCCAACGCTGCAAGAGTCAGACATCTCTTCTGTATCAATGACGCTCGGAACGCTTGGAGTCACAGTGGTGACCAGCGACGCTCTCACCTTATCCGTCGGCGACAAAATAGATATGTTGCTAAAATACAAGGATGCCGGATCAGATTTTGTTTACGTTATTAGCGGTGAGGTTTTCGTATTAAGCGTTACAAACACCACAACCTTCACCGCAGACATCGGCAGATATTTCGATTCGCAAACGACGCTCACACTCGTCAGCGGCGAGGTGCGGAAACCATCAAACGAAAATAGACCTCCTCTACAGCAGCAAGGACAACTCACAGAATCATTAACATATATCCTGCCTGGCGTTACCGTTGGCGTAACGTCAACCGACGATATTCAGGTGCCGCCCATTTTCGCACCTTGGGAAGTTGTTGTTTCTGAGGGATCACCGACGCAATACAACAGGGTAAACGTGCTGTCAACCAGCTCAAACCCAACATCAGCCGATTACCTTACCATGATGAAGAATGGCGAGTCAATCATTGCCGAGTCATCCCTACAAAAGTGGCTTGGCAATATCCTTGTGCAATCGGTTAAAACAGTCAAAGCACTATGATTGAAAAAGTAATGAAGGGTTGCATAGCCCGAAACAAGAAACTCAATGAAGTAATTGGTGAGCTTAACCCGTTGCTGAATATTGAGGTTAAGCTGCTCGATTATGTAGACATTCCAAGCGTTCAATATTCCGACAACAACGTGATCATAAGACTGCCCGACAGTGCCGTGCTCAGTGAATACGATGAAGAAGTTTTTGACGTTGTCGAATCGGGCAACGTAGCAGGACAACGATATTTTTTAACCAAGCCAGTTTGATTATCCATGCCTATTAAGCGCGCAGGCCCTTGGGGCAACATCACCAACAGCTTTCAGAACGTGCCTGGTAACACCGGCGCTGATGGGCTGACACTCTACCCTGTCAACTGTGCGAAGACAAACTGGGTGAGCGGGCAGGCTTGGGGTGCTTATTATGAGGT